CGGGTTGAGCCTATTGCGGTAGGCTCCCCGCCGATTGTGTTTTACCTGTAACGGCTACCTCTGCCCTTCATAAGCATGCATGCAACCAAGGCCGCCAGTCCAACGGATGCCCATGCGGATGCAGTGCCAGGATTTTCGCGTGCATACTGTACAGCTCTTTGGCCGTGCTCACGTGCCCCTTCGGCCAGCACATTCACAGCGTCTTTCGTGGAAGCAAGGGCGTCGTCGGTTGCGCCGGACAGATTGCCGAGATGATCTGACAACCGGGACGATAGGCTGCTGACTTCCTTGCGCAGTGCGTCGATTTGTTCGGAAAGCATGCCTTCGGTGGTCTGTGCCATTTCATTCTCCTTTTCGATTACGAGGAGAGAACGGGCATCATCGATTAATTGTTCCATTCAATTTCAGCGGGCGAGAGCGCTGGTGTGCTCGCCGGTCTCATAAGCCGGATATGATCGGTTCGATCCCGATGCCCGCAACCAATTAGGATTGACATGGCAAATCACAAGCAGCGCGGTGAAAGCGCCTCTTGGCAGCATCTCTATAAGAGATCACGTTGGCTTAAGATGCGCGAGCGTCACCTTATGCAGTCGCCACTCTGCCTCTATTGCCTAGAGGCTGGCGACGTCGAACCCGCCACAATTTGCGACCATCGTACTCCTCATAAAGGAAACGAAGATCTTTTCTGGGATGCTGACAATCTCATGTCCCTTTGTAAGTCGTGTCATGATCGGATCAAACAGCGTGAAGAGCGCGGAGAGACTGTCGTGCGGTTTTCTGCGGATGGGTGGCCAATAGGATGAGCCCCCGGGGGGATCAAAAAGCGCGCGAGTCCGCAGACGCAGGAGCGGCGGGGAACTCGAACGCGTTATCCCGCAAGTTTTGAAGTTTATTTTTGACAGGTGATATTTATGGGCGCCAGGGGTCCAAGGCCCGAAACGCCCGAAATGCAAGCGCTGAAGGGCAACCCGGGCAAACGAAAGAAAAGGGCGGCATCAATCCGTCCTTCCGGCGATGTCTACATTCCGAATTATCTGGATGACGACGCTCGCGAATGCTTCGAGATGATCGTTTCGGCCATGCCGCCAGAAACCTACGCCGCTACGGATGCTGGCGGCATCGCTGTTTATGCTGCGGCATGGGCCGACCACAAACGCGCGACTGAAGCGCTTAAGAAAGTACCGGCACTCGTTGCTGGTTCCACCGGCAATCTCACCGTGAATCCTTGGTTCAAGATCAAGAACGAAGCAGCTCGCATCATGATGAGCATGGGCGACAGGCTGGGTCTTGATCCAAAAGCGCGCGCGGCTTTGACGCCGCAGAAGGAAAAGCCGAAGAGCAAATTCGCCGGGCTTATTGGCGGGGAGAAGTGATAATCCGTGAGTTTACAGCGGCCTGATTGGGCAAAGCGCGGACAAGGCGTCGACCAAGCAGGGCTGGACCGCGCGGAACAGGTTATCAAGTTCATCGAACTGCTACGCGTCCCTAGCGGTGAGGGTCAAGGCGGGCCTATGCGGCTTCGCCCTTGGCAGAAGCAGTTCATTCGAGATTTGTATGCGCCACATGTTGACGGGAACCGGCGCGTTAGGCGCGCGATCCTCTCGGTTGCTCGAAAGAACGGCAAGACGGCGATTATCGCTGCTATCGCTTTGGCTCATCTCATCGGCCCGGAAGCCATCAAGAATGGCGAAATCTATTCCGCCGCAAATGACCGCGAGCAGGCGGGGCAAGTGTTCAAGTTTCTGCGCCAGCTTATCGATGCCGACGAGGAGCTTTCACAGGTTCTCGACATCGTGCCATCGACAAAGACGGTGGTTTGCAAGCAAAACGGTTCGTTCTATCGAGCGCTGTCGGCGGACGCCGGTACGAAGCATGGTTTGAACCCGTCGGTCTGGATTTATGACGAACTGGCGCAGTCGCGTAATCAGGAACTCTACGAGGTAATGAACACTTCGCAGGGCGCCCGAAAAGAGCCGCTGGGCATTGTGATCTCCACGCAGTCGCCGGATCCTGAGCACCCGCTTTCGAAATTGATCGACGATGGCTTGGTCGCAAATGACGCCACTGTCCTTGTCCATCTTTATTGCGCCGACGATGAAGCGGAAATTATGGACGAGGATGCTTGGAGGGCGGCAAACCCGGCACTGGGAGACTTTCGTAGCGTCGAAGACCTGAGCGCGTTGGCTATACAGGCCAGCAGAATGCCGTCGATGGAAGCCAGTTTTCGAAACCTGTATCTCAATCAGCGCGTCGACCAGAATTCGCCGCTTATCCCTAGGTCGGAATGGAAGGCATGCCAGACCGGCGACACGCTAATGCTGGGCGAAGATATCTATCTCGCGCTCGATCTGTCTGGCGTGCACGATCTTACGTCACTGGTTGGTATATCCGCCGCCGTCGGTGTGGAGCGTGTGAGAGCTTGGCACTGGAAGCCACATGACTTCCTGTTTGATCATGCCAAGCGAGATCGCGCTCCATATGACCTATGGGCGAAAGACGGATGGCTCGAAACGCCACCCGGTCGCGCGATTGACTACTCCTATGTTGCCAGCCGCATCGCTGAAATCCGCGAGGACTATTCCATTCGCGGGCTGGCTTATGACCGCTGGCGCATCGAACAGCTACTGGTCGAATTCCAGCGGATCGGCGTCGACGCCTATATCGAAGGCAAGGACAAACCTTTCGACGGAGCGCTGCGGTTAGTACCGTGGGGCCAAGGCTATCGTGATATGTCGCCAGCTGTGGAAGCGCTTGAGGCGTCATTTATCCATCGGCGCTTCAAGCACGACGGCAATCCATTGCTAGCCTTCTGTTTTGCCAATGCAATCGCCGTCTCGGACGCCAGTGGCAATCGCAAACTCGACAAGAGCAAGACACGCTTTCGTATCGACGGCGCAGTCGCGACGGCAATGGCTGCCGGGCTCAAGGCTCGCGAGGTTGAGCCGGAAGATACCGGCAATCTGGACGATTTCATCCAAAATATGATCACCATAACCTGGTAGGAGTGCCCATGGGCCTTTTGACTTGGGTCGGGAAGCCTTTCGGGCTTCTATCCGGCCCATGGCGCGCATTCTTTGGAATGTCGACGACAAGCGGCGAGACGGTCACCTATGAGCACGCGATGCAGCTTGATGCTGTTTGGGCGTGTGTGAACCTGATTTCGAATGCTGTGAAAACGCTGCCCTGTAATGTCTACAAGGGTGATGGCGTTGACGTCGACCGCGAGAATCCGCTGTACGAACTGCTGCACGATTTGCCGAACCTGGATGACAGTGCATGCGATTTCTGGGGCATGGCTGCCCTTTGCCTCTGCCTTGATGGCAATTTCTTCGCCGAAAAGAAGAAAAATGGCGATCGGCTGGTAGCGCTGAACCCGTTCAATCCGCTTTGCGTTGATGTAAAGCGCGATGATCGGAACAACCGCTACTACGAAGTCACCGAACAGTACAAAAACGGCAAGAAGGGCGGCGTTCGCAAAATCCGCGAAGAAGACATGCTTCATGTCCGCGGATTGGTCATGCCTGGCTGCGATCGTGGTCTTTCTCCTATTGCCGCACAGCGTAATGTGATCGGTAACGCCATGGCCGGCGAGAAAACGTCCGGTCGTATGTTCAAGAACGGCATGATGGCTTCGGTCGTCTTGTCGTCTGATCAGGTTTTGAAAGCCGATCAGCGCAAGCAGATTGCGGAATCGTTGCAGGCTTTCGCCGGCGCCGACAAGGCGGGCGGGATTGCAGTGCTGGAGGCTGGTCTAACCCCGTCGCAGATCACCATCAATCCAAAAGATGCGCAGATGCTTGAGACGCGGCAGTACAGCGTCGAGCAGATCTGCCGCATTTTTGGCGTTCCGCCGGTCATGATTGGCCATGCTGCAAATGGCACGACGACATGGGGGAGCGGGATCGAGCAATTGATCCTGCAGTTCACCAAGACATGCCTCACGCCCATGCTCAGAAGCATTGAATCGGCAATCTACCGCGACTTGCTTGATGCAAAGACCCGCAAAACCTCCGTCGTGAAGTTCAATATGGAAGGCCTGCTGCGCGGCGATAGCCAGGCGAGGGCGGAGTTCCTGCAGAAGATGGTTCAGAACGGCATCTACACGCCGAATGAAGCAAGATCTTACGAGAACAAGCCAAAGATGGATGGCGGCGACGAATTGATCGTCAATGGCACCATGCAGCCTCTGTCCATGGTCGGACATAACGGCGGGCCTCCGCTGGACGATACACAGCCAAGCGCTGGATAAGGGAATTTCATGAAATTCGAACACATTTTGACGGCCTTCGAGGCCGAACCGTGGGCGATTCAGCGCGAAAAACTGGCCGTATTGGCTGATGTTCTTGCGGCACGTGTGGCGGGCGACAAGCTCGTTACACCTGAATTTGCAGCGGCTGTTTCGGATGCTCGCGCAAAGGAAATTGCTGAAATTGACGGCAAGGTCGCCGTGATTCCGGTTTATGGCGTTTTGGCTGATCGAATGGACCTGTTCTCCGCGATGAGTGGTGGCACGTCCTATGCCGGCATCAAGCGCCAACTGCACAAGGCACTGTCCAACGAGGATGTGAAGGCCGTTGTTCTTGATATTGATAGTCCTGGCGGCTCGGTACCGGGCACGGACGAACTCGCAACGGAAATTCGCAAACTGCGCGGCGGTGAAAAGCCTATCATAGCGCAGGTCAATTCGCTGGCAGCAAGCGCCGCTTACTGGATCGCCTCGTCTGCCGACGAAATCGTCGTTACGCCGTCAGGGCGCGCAGGTTCGATTGGTGTCTACACGGCACACGACGATATTTCTGCCGCATTGGAAAAGGCTGGCGTCAAGCGCACCTACATTTCGGCAGGCAAGCACAAGGTCGAAGGCAACGAAACCGAACCGCTCGGAAAGGACACGCTGGCCTACATTCAGGACAGCGTAAACCGCTCCTATGGCCGGTTTTTGCAGAGCGTTGCCGATGGGCGTGGCGTCACGAAATCCAAAGTAGAAGACGGATTTGGTCAGGGCAGGGTGTTCTACTCTGAATCGCTCATGGACAGAGGAATGGCAGACCGTATTGCCACACTTGACGAGACCTTGGCCCGATTGGGCGCGAACACCGAGCCGGAATATGTCCGCCGCGTAAAGGCGTCCAACGCCGCAAAGGCAGAAGCTGCGCAATTGTTGGCTAACAAGATGGCCTCCGGCGAAGAAATCACCAAACGCGAATTCGAAAACGGGATCAGGGGACTGATCGGCTTATCGAACTCGGAAGCGGAGCGAGCCGCATCGCTCTACTTCAAGGAACATCAGGGGGCTCCTGATGACGATGCGGATGCTGCCGCTTTGGCAGCGGTCACACGGCTGATTGCCGAAGCAAAGACATTCAAAATCTAAATCAAAGGAGCCATTTATGGCTGAACTAGCAGAACGCATTGGCGAGCTGGGTGCTTCGCTCGCCTCCATTAAAGAGCAGGTCGGCAATCTCGCGACCGATTTCACCACGCAGCTTCAGCAGCACGGAACTGTTTCCACCGAGCTGACCGGCAAGGTCGACAAGGCGCTGTCCGAGCTCGGCGACACCACGACCCGCATTAGCGAACTGGAAAAGCGCGCCGCTCGTGAACGCGACGACGTTGCACAGGGTCCGCAGGACGTTGGCGATATTGTCGTGGCGTCTGACAAGTTCAAGTCGACCGATGTATCCGGCGCATGGCGCGG